CAGCATCCAACTTCACAAGGAATTCGGAAAGACCCATCAGACGAGCGGCAACCTGATACATCTCGGTGATAACACGCTGCACATGGTCAGGAAGCTCACGCTGTTCCTGAGTCAGTGGGCGATTACCACGGTGGATGTCTTCAGCCAGCATAAAGCCGGCCAGCGGCCACAGTTGGTCACGCGCATCACGATGGCTGAGCTGCTTCGCCAAACCTTCGTCATAGTTCTCCGGGGAGACGCTGCCGAGGTTCTTGCCAACGACCTTCAGGCCGTTATGCAGAGTGAGGATGCAGAAAATGATGGAATCGCCGACCTTGATCAGTTCGGTTTCTTTCACCATGCCATCAATCATGGCCGGGGTGACGCGTGGGGCGGTAGTCAGGCCTTTGGCTTGAATCACGGATTCCAGCGCTTGTTCAGCGGGTGTAGACATGGACAGCTCCTAAAAGGGGCCGGTTACCCGACCCATGGTGGTGTTCAGTCGAACAGCGAATCGACTTCGGCGCCGGAAGCGTCGGTCGGGGTACCAGCAGGACCAGCACCGCCAGCTTCAGGCACCAACTTGTCGGTTTTGACTTTGTTGACGACCTTGCCTTCGTTGGCTTCGACCCATTTCGGGTAGAAGTCAGCAACTGGAGTGATGCCTTTCTGCTTGGCTTCGCGCAGCTCAGCAATGGTGCACTTGTTGTCAGCGTAGAAGATCTTGCTGACTTCGTTGGTGAAGCGGGTGATCGGTGCGCCGGTAGCATCGCAAACTGGCAGGTATTCGTCTTTGCCATTCACACTGACCTTTTTGGTCTTGTTCTCTTCAACCTTGACGACGCCCAGGATGAATTGCTTGCCCAACAGCTCGGTGGCCATCGGCACTTCAGTCGGAACGTCGGTCTTGGTGTCGAAGTTGCGCAGCTTGACGATTTTGGTTTCGAAGGTCAGAGCATTCAGCTCTTTCTTAGCGCAGAACATTGCGATGGCGTTCATGTTGTTGAAGCCAGGCAGGTAGGACTTTTTGCCGTCTTTTTCATAGTACGGCTTGTTGCCTTTGGCATCGCCCGAGGTAACCCACTCGGTGAACTTGAACTTGCGGCCGTCCGGACCTTGAACTTCGAGGTTCATGGAACCGGCGCCACCTTTGGACTTGCCTGCATAGGCAGACAGGATGGTGACCAGTACGGCAGCCGAATCCCAGATGAAGCTGCCGCCCAAGCGGTCGCTGTCGGTTTCGATGGATTCGTTGGTGGTGTTAGCGGTGTTGGCAAAAGGGTTGAGGCTCATGGTGTTGCTCCAAAATTATGAGAAGGAAATTCACAACAGCCCACGGAGGGGGCCACAGTTACTCAGTTATAGTAGGAATCGAGACGGTCGATGACCATCTGGATGTCGTTGTCGATAAACGTTTCGTTGTCGCCCCAGAGCATCATCGGGCCACGGATACGGGTGTTGATCGTGTCCTTGGTGACCTGAGTCTGGAAGACGTGTTTGAAGCCGACGACTTTCTCGCGGTCGGTGATCTTCAGCAGGTCGTTCTCTTCGGTGAGGTCGTCCAACTTGATCTTCTGGCACATCAGCACCATGGAGAAGTAGGCTTCGATGCCTTGGTTCTTCAGGGAGCCGGCGACCGGGATCGCGGTTTCCATGACCATGGCGGTTTCGTTGTACACGTCGAGGACGTGAGCCAGGAAGATGACCTTCTTGGAGGACTTGGCGACATCGACCTGCATGGTCGAGCGGAAGAATTCAGCGAAGTTGCCCCACGCGGCACGGCCGTCAACGGCGGTGCGAACGTACTGGCTGATGTACATATCAAGCCAGAAGGTCAAGGTGTCAACGATGATGACCTTGATGTGGTCCTGCTTCTCAGCCCACGCGAAAGCTTCTTTCACTTGGTTTGGGTTGGTCACCGTTTTCTGGGTGAACTTCGCCGGGAAAGGCAGTCGCTTGCCCGCTTCACAGTTCAAATACAGAACCGACTCGGGATCGCGCAAATTGCGCAGGGAAGCAGACTTGCCGCTACCCGACTTACCGCAAATGAGCGCCAAATGTTCGTTCATAGGAATACTCCTGAATGAGATCACAAAAGCCCCGGGACGGGGCCAGTGTGAAGGTTAAGGACGGGCTGCCAGCTCTTTGCCGACAGTGACCATGATAGAGCCCAGGATCTCGGCTTCGGACAGCTTGTCGGCCAACTTATCGTTGAGCGACGTGACGCAGTCCTTGATCTCCGCCCAGTTCTTCCCGGCTTCGATCAACAAACGGGCATAGCGGTGCAGCATGACATTACGGTTGCCATCACCCGTGTTGTTGATGATCCAGCGTTCCAGATTGTCCATTTGCTGCTGGGAGCCCAGCCGCTGAAGACGTTCTTCGTTCTTACTGGTTTTCGGGATGAAGGGCAGGACATCAAACAGCTCGCCCTCGGTTTGCTCGAAGTGAGCGCCATGCGACATCCACTTCTTGCTCCGGTGAGTACAGGACTCATCCACTTCGAACGGCAGGGATTCCAGCACGTTCTTCATGAATTCCTTGTATTCCTTCGCGTCCATTTGCAGGACGTAGTTCGTTGGAAGAACAATACGGAACCGGTTTGCATCGTCGGTGTGACGCTTGGTCGTGTAGTAGATCGCCGAATAATCTTTCATCAGCATCTTCGCCGTGGACAAGTTCATCGTCCCGTCGATATCCAACACGATCATGTTGAAGCCGGGGATACAGGTATCCTCGGTGCGATGGCCGCCGTGAACATGGTGATTAAGCCAGTGCAGGTCAGTTCCTGTGACAAGACGTTCCAGTTGAGTCCATGGGGCAGTCTTGTTTGCGTAACCATGCGCCGGGTGTTCACCGGCACCGCCACGGGCATACGACACCACCATCTTGGTCAGGTCAGTGACCTTCAGCTTCTCGCCGCGCAGGAACTCAATCCCGTCGGTGAAAGCTTTCTTGATGATGACGTTGTTCTTGTAGCCCCAGGCGATGGCCATCTTGACCATGTCGGCCCGCGATGCCTGACTGCCCTTGTAATAGGGCAAGTCTTGCATCAGGTCCGGCTCGGTCACTTCCGTGCCACAGTTGCCCAGATAGTTCGCCAGCTTGACGTATGGGCGTTCACGAGACAGCAGAAGCTCGAAGGCCTTACCGCTTTCTTCAGCCAGTCGAACTGCTTGGTAGAAATGCGTCTCCGTCAGCTCCGGGGAGCCGTCGATGAATGCATAGGCACCAGCAGCCTTCAGGGCTTTGAAATATCGGTGAGAAATTTCCGCTTTGCGTTGTTCTTCGTGTTCGGGCAGGGCATCGGCCAAACGCTCGCAGTCGATCTTGTACTGGATCACCAGCAAGCTGGTTTCCTTGGTCATGGTCAACACAGTGTTCATGTTGTGCGAATCAGCCAAGTAACCCAGTTTTTCGCTGAAGTTTTCCACGAACGTGGACGAAACCTTGTTCGTCATGCGGTCGTAGATTTCTTCAGCCGACAGGGTCAGATCGCGGGTGCTTTCTTTGCCATAGCTGAAGAAACAGCGGCGAGCGTAGCCGGTATCGAGCAATGAGATCAGCTCGTCTTCCGTCTTGCCACCATCGAGCAATTTCGACGGTGTGCCGAACATCATGAGGTTCGTCGGCGTGTTACCGTCGATTTCCTCGTGACGGACGTTCTCGGCAGTCACTTTGGTGATCTTCTGACGAATGCCACCCATGTCGAACAATTCCAGCAGTGTTGTGAGCACTTCGGAGCTGGACGACAGGTTGGAACCGATTTCGTCGATGATCAGGTTGACTGCGCCCGCATCTGCGAGCAACAGCTTGTGACGCATCTGCTTTACCGCAGCCGGGGTACCGGAGTCGAAGCTATAAACCAGAGGACCAAGGGAAGCGAACTCCTTCTTGATTTTCTCCAGTTCGAAGTCGTATTCCGTCGAATCCCGGGACGAGCGACGCAGCGCCAGCTTTTCGAGGTTCGGTTCAGCAGTGAACGGGAAGTTTTCGAGGAAACGGGTACGGAATTGGTTGGTGATCTCCTTTTCCAGAATGTTCGTCGAGAAGCCTTTACCGGCACCGGATGTGGCGAGGTTCAGCGCGTACATGTTGACCGGGATGTCACCCCGATCATGGGTGCGGATCAATACCCGCATCTGTGAAGCAATCATGCACAGGTGGAACGTCGTCAACACGCGGAAGAACAAATGGTTCGAGCTCTGTGTCTTTTCACACAGAATGCGCACCACGTCCTCCACTTCGGGGTTATACGACATGTCTTCGACAGCTTTCATTGATTTCTCCGTGTTTGGCTACAGGACCAGATCGCCGCACGCAATGAGCGCGTCTTTCTGTTTGCATGCGAGGAATCCCGCGCAATATTTGCATCCTGTGACACCGCCGCGTTTGGTGACTACGACGCCACCCTTTGTGGCGACAAGAAGATCAGCATCGGCTTTGTTGTCAAAGTTTTTGGTAGATCGGGCACCGGGTTCGTGTGCTTTCTCCGGTTTGGCGAAATAACGATAGGTGTCCGGCTTTCTCCACAGATCCTTGTCGGAACAGGGGGGCATATCTTCTTCCGGCGCATGCTCAAGGTCAATGAGCTGCTGAACCTTGCCTTCGACGTAGACTTGCGTCTCTTCGAGCGACAGGAGCTGCAGCTTGCGCGTATGCATGCGCGCCGGTGGGTAATTGTCCGGGTTCATGTTGCGATCCCGGCCATTCCAGTCGGTGAACTGGAAGGTGAGGTTCATCCAGTCTTTCGTTACCAATTCTGGGTTGAGCCAGCGGTACATACTGCCTTGTAGGACGTAATTCTCGAAGTCTGCGTTGAGGTACTTCCATACCGACGTATTCTTCAAATCCTCGACGGCACCGTCACCGATGAAGTCAAACTTCCCGGATACGGTGATACCGAGCACGTCCTTCTTGCTACGGATCTCGGTGTAGACCGGAATGATGCCACCGGCTGCAACTTCTTCCGCGGTCGGGTTAACCCGGACCTTGCGCGCTACGCCGGGTGGGTTACCCAGGGCAATCAAGGTATCAACCAGCTTGGGCGACTTCCACGCTGCCTCGAAGGCGTCATGGATCGCGGTGCCGTTACTGCTCGGGATCATGTCGGCAACGTCCTGAGACAGCATCCCAGGCGGTACACGGCGGGCCAGGATCACTTGCTTCACTGGTTTCAGCAGTGTGGTGACCGACAGGCCGGCTTCTTCCCGGTCATACGTCTCATGCGCGAGGTAAACCTGCGCGAAGAGCGACAAACCAGTGTTGTTGGTGAATTTCATGCTTGATGCTCCGGTTGTTCGGCAAGCCACGCCCCAAGGGTGCGGTGGGCTTCTTTAAGGTCGTGGTAGACGGATTTGCCGCCAGTGCGACAGCCAGGCACCAGAAGCTTCTTGCGTGCGTGATACAGGCGCGAGGAAGGCAATGGGAACAGGTCATCTACCCGATAGGTGTCGATGGCCCGCCAGTGCTCCGGCAGAGGTTTCCAGTAAGCTGGGAAGTCCTTGGCCAGTTGCTCAGCTTCGGTATCACCTTGTCGGGCCTTAGCGGCAAAAAGCCCGTAATTTACCAGTCCACCATCGTTGTTGACGCGGTAGATGTGATCTTCGTGCAGTTCGTTACCATCTGTGTCGCGAATGTTCTTTAATGAGGCAATCATGCGCACTCCTGTTGGGTTTGGTTTTTAAGTCGCTGACGCAGCTCCGCAAGCGTTGGTTCCCGATGAATGAGAACACGAGGTTTCAAATGCTGGGTCAAGCGGATGATTATCAGCTTTACGGCTGCCATGTAACGGCGAGCTTGCCGGTCTGACAGATTCAGCACGTCAGCGATGTGCTCACTGGAGATGGACTCCATATAAGACATGACCGCAAACAGACGGGTCGGGGACAGGTTGCCCCCTGAGCCGTGATCCAGGGTGCACACACCAACGACGATGTCTTCTATCAACTTGTTGTCGCTGAGGCGTAGGAAGTACGCACAGCGCTGCTGGTGAGGGTTATGCAACGTCCGCACACGGTTGGTGCTTGGAATGTACTTTGGTCGTATTGCCATGTTCACTCGGTCCGTCCGAGACGTCCCTAAAGATGCAGCCAGATTCGGGTACCGGGTTTGGATATACATCGGCCTTCCTTGGTTAATTTTTGATCGATCGAAACGGACCCATGTATATAAGAGGGGACTCACCTCCCCGATTTGCCTCAGCAATCGCAAAGGCTCCCGGAGGGAGCAACGTCACCTCACCCCCACCAAACCCCACCCGGGCACGACACGCCGAGCGAAGTGCAAGGGAGCACGACGCGCAGCGGCGCGCGGACTGCCGCACGAGAGCGTAGGTGTGGAGTGACCAGAGAATTGAACAAAAAACATACAAACAAAGAAAAACCCCCAGAGGAATGGAGGTTTTTGGTCTTGAGCACTTTTTAACCAATTATAAGTGATGGATTCTGCTGCTGACCGGCCGCGATAGTAGTTTGGGGAATAGACGTACGTCAAGTGTCGCAAACCCCCGTCGTCTTTCGCATCCTGTCGCTGCTCGCTGCGCTCCCAGCTCGGGCGCGACGACGACTGGTGTTTGCTAGGGAAAAGGGGTGTAGAATCGGCCAACTTATGTTAAGGGGGCTTTATGAGCGAAGTTTGTTCCATCACCGCATCCGGTGACTATGTTTGTGGTACCGGGGGTTGGGGTGGCCCAAAGCCCGGAGATCCGAACACATCTGACCTATTGCTGCATGCAGTGCCTGCATTTGGCGGTATTGACCTGACTTGGACGTGGCCTGACACCTTTCCTGAAGCTGTAGCCTACACCACGATCTATCGTGGTCTTTCGGCTGACTTCAACGGTGCAGCGGTGCATGTTGCAGCAGCGTCCGGCAATTTCTTCTACGACCGCATCGAATACGGTGTTGTGACCCAGTTCTACTACTGGATCATCGTTCACTCCGTTTACGGCACACCTTCACGATTAATCGGACCGGCCTGGGCAACTGCTAAGCCTCGCATCGAAGAGATGATCGAAGAGCTGACCGGGAAGATTGACGCTGGCGTTCTGGCAGTTTCGTTGAAATCTGAGATCGCCCGCATCGAATTGAACCACCTGAACATCACGCAGGAGCAATTGGATCGCCAAGGCGAAGATGATGCACTTGCAGCACAAATCACTGTGGTGGGTGCGTATTCCGACGAGACTCGCGCACTTCTGCAAACTGAGGTTCTTGCGCGTACCTCTTCGAACGAGGCGTTCGTCTCGACGGTGAACACGCTGTGGGCTGAGGTGAACGGCAACATTGCTGCGGTACAGACCCAAATCACAGCTGTTGTGGACGATGTGCAAGCACTCGCGCAGCAAATCACCACTTTGGAAACCCAGTTCGGTGAAGACTTGGCTCAAGTCTCCCAAACGCTGGAAACCAAGATTGACGTGGTAGATGGCAAGGTTGTGTCCATCGGTGCCCTGTACACGGCAAAAGTCAACGTGAACGGTTTAATTGGCGGCTTCGGTATCTATAACGATGGTACCGAGGTGGAGGCCGGCTTTGACGTGGATCGCTTCTGGATAGGTCGCACTGGCGCCAACAAGCGCAAGCCTTTCATTGTTCAGAACGATGTGGTGTACATCGACGATGCTGCGATCAACAAGCTGACCTTCAGCAAGCTGCGTGATGAATCAGGCAGCTTCGTTGTGGCCAATGGCAAGGTGAAGGCACAGTACATTGAAGTGGACACTTTGGTGGTGCGGGCAGCGCAATCGAACAACTATGTAAATGCCTCCACCGGTTGGTCGTTGGCTGCCAACGGTGACTTCCAAATCAACGGTCGTGGTGGTGCCGGGCGCTTGCTGATTCAAAGCAGCGGCGTTTACGGGTATCACTCCAACGGTGTCATGGCCTTTGCGTTGAGTATCTAATATGGCTGGTTTACAGACGTGGGATAGCGCCGGGCGCCTGACTGTTGATATGACCATGCATATCAGCCAGATGCAGGGGTATGTGGATACCGGGGGTGGCAATGGGGCTATCGGCATCCCGGGACCGCCCGGGGGCAAGACTCAGTTCTTTATTGTGGTGCCCTTGCAGGACATGCAGAACGAGAAAGGTAAACGCCCCGGGGTGACCCTTTCCGGTGGTGTGCTGTCATGGGCCTACTCCTACGCTACCAACGGCTGGGGCTACTTTTCGGCGAACTGCCGCATTTTCTACGGGTATTACTGATGTCCAATCTGCTGGTTTACAAAGACACCGGGGAGCTGCTGTTTGACACCAACTTGATCAGCTATGGCTTGATCAAGTCCGGGTACATGGTTTATCTCGAATCATGGATACGTCGTGAGTACCTGAACAACAACCAAGACCCGAATAACGGGGCTAATTGGTCGCCGGTGCAGGTTCACTACGATCCGACGCACACTGACACTTTGCATGGGTTTACCGTGTGGGGCTGGATCTCGCCGATCTGTTTCATCACGGGGCCAGGGTGCTTGAACGGTACCCGCATAAATGGGGATGGTTCCATGACGTTCCTGTATTCCAATGCCGGTACCTCCACCAAGTTCTTCTGCTTCGACCTGATGGCCGACAACTTAGGGGGTTCGACCTTCCTGAAGACGTGGGATACCACCGGGCGTATCACATTCAACTCGTTGCAGCCTCCGTTGAACGTCGTGGCTGCCTACCAAGCGCCGGGGCCGGGGAGTGTTGATCAGTTTGGGCGTTACAAGGAAACCTATGCGGGTGGCTACACACAAAGTGAGCCGGAGTTGGGTCCAGCGTCCCCTTGGCGCCGTAAGCGTGCAACTTCGCGTGTTGACATCGGATTGAGCGCAGTTGAGTACGCTGTTTACTTGCCTTGGAGTCGGTCGGTCATATTCAACGACTTCAACGATTTCAACGGTTTCTTCAACGCATCTCAGTACGGCGGGCAAGAAGGTGCCTATGGGCGGTTTGGGGGTATCTCTTTCCTGTTTGGCGCTTCTGCCGGGACTACCAGTGGCAGTCTTAACACGACTGGCTATAGTGCTGGCATTTCCTTCAGCAATCTACCAACTGACCGTTATCCGGTAGCTTTGATTATTCATACGGCTGGTTTGATCTTTCCGTACAACTGATGCCCTGTTTGCGGACGTAATCCGCCATTAGTGATAAAGTTCGCCCTACCGCCCACACTCGGGCGGTTTTTTATAGGAGACAGCCAATGACTGCTGTTTTGTTCAAATTTTCGCATCCTGACGGGACTCCGGTAGTTGATGCGCCGTTTCTCGTTACAACGCGGAAACCGAGCTTCGATGAGACGCTCAACAACGGTATTCAGGTGTCGGGTGATGTTAACGGCACCACTGACGCTCAAGGCGAGGCAACCCTCGAATTGATGGCGGGATTCGCCACGTATTACCTGATTATGAATAATCCCGGCGCGGTACCGGGTGATGATGGTTGCACTGCTGGTTTGCGCTACCGCTTCATGGTCGTTGAGTCCGCAACCACACTGCATGTGGAAGACCTGATTGTCACGACCCCTACATGGTCGCGGCCGTGGGATGAGGTCGCTTTACAGATCATCATCGACGCCAAGGTCACTGCGACCGACGCTGCCGACCGCGCCGAAGCTTCGGCTGTAGCAGCCGACGCGAGTGAGCTGGCGGCCAAGACCTCTGAGGACAATGCCAAGCTCAGCGAAAACGCGGCCAAGGCCAGCGAACTGGTGGCTATCGACAAGGCAGCTCAAGCCAGTGCTTCGCAAGTGGCTGCCCTGGCCTCCGAAGTTGCAGCGCAGGCCTCTGAGGATGCTGCCGCAGGTAGTGCCCTGGCAGCGCAAGCCTCTGCTGATTTCGCGGCTGGTGCCGTCGTGGATATGCAGGCGCAGGTCGATGAAGCCACTGCGCAAGCAGGCATCGCCACTACTGCGGCGAACACTTCGACTGCCAACGCTGCGCTGACTGCCGCGGACCGGGTTGCCACGGCTGCCGACGCTGTTGCTACGGAAGCGGACAAGGTGGCTACGGCAGCGGATGTCGTCACCATCACTGGTTTGAAGACTGACGTGACGGCCCTCAAGGATGAAACCTTGGGTTACCGCGATGACGCGATGGCCGCGGTGGGCACTCTCGGGGCAATCATCCAGGACGGTGGGCCTATCGACTTGTCTGGCGGTACGTATCCGACTGCACCGACTCACTCGACCATGTGGAAGGTCACTGTTGGCGGTACCGTGTCTGGCCCGCAAGGCGATACCTACGGCATTGGCGATTCCTTGTTCTACGCCAAAGACCAAGACCTGTTTTACAAAATCGACAACACTGAGAACGTGTCGTCGGTAGCGGGCAAAACCGGTGTCGTGACGCTGGTTAAATCGGATGTGGGCTTGCCTCTGGTAGATAACACAGCGGATTCGGCCAAACCTGTCAGCACGCCTCAACAGAACGCGCTGGACCTGAAAATCGACAAAACCAGCATCGTTGATGACCTGACCAGCACCGACGCCACTAAAGTGCTGTCGGCCAAGCAGGGCAAGTCGCTTTACGATCTGATCCAAGCCAACAACGTGACTCTGGTGGTTTACGAGTTCTTGGCCACGGCTGGGCAGACTGTATTCTCGGGTGTCGACGCCAATGGCCTGACACTGTTGTACACCGCAGGCACGGGCACCATTGTGCTGCGCAACGGTGTGCAACTGGAAAAGACCGTCGATTACACAGCTACCGACGGCAGCTCTGTGACCTTCGTGACGGCCAACGATCTGAACGATCTGATCCAAGTCATGGCGTTCGGCACGTTCTCGGTGGCCAACCACTACACCAAGGCTGAAGACGACGCGCTACTGCTGACCAAAGCCAACAAAACCAGTACTGATGCTGGTTTCGCGGATCGCTATACCAAAGCTGAAGATGATGCCCGGTTTGTGCAGAAAACCGACGTTATCGATGTTGCTCATGGTGGTACCGGTGGCAACACACAGGAAACGGCACGTACTGGGCTGGGGCTTAAAACGGCTGCTGTTGCTGACATTCTGGGAACCGTTACGCAGACTGGAGGTGTCCCAACGGGCTCCATTATCGAATACACAACTGATGGCGCAGGAAGTACCTGCACCCGCTTTGCAGACGGTACACAAGTGTGCACCTATCGCTTTCGTTCACCCACTGTATACGCCTTGGATGTTGCAGTAGGGCCGATGTGGCGCACGCGTGATACAGCCATTTTGGTGAGCGGCGTTAACTACCTCAAAGCCTTTGTTGGCGAGCTGCCCAAACTGAGTTATACGGTGCGTATGGATAGCTGGTACGGATTTCCCGGCCTAGTTGCAGGTACCCGTACACTCACAGCCTGGGTACCAGCGCATGTTATTACTCTTGCATCGGTATCCACCACGCTTGAAATTGACTGTATCGCTTGGGGCCGTTGGTTCTAACTTTTAACAATCGCCCTGAAAAGGGCGGTTATGGGGATTTGCATGACATCTAAAGCACAACGACTGTCAGGATTAGCCAAAGAGTTGGATGCTCTGGCCGCGGCATCCAGCAGCACACTGATTGTTTACGAATACACCGCGACTGCCGGCCAGACTGTGTTCAGCGGCGCGGACAACAATGGCCTGACCTTGAACTACATCCCGGCCAACACCCTGGTCGTTTACAACGAAGGTGTGTTGCAGAAGACCGTGGACTACGCCACTACCAGTTCCAGTGTCCTGACGCTGACTTCGGGCGCTGAAGTGGGGGCTTTGGTGCGCATGTATGCCTTCGGTACTTTTGCCGTGGCTGACGTTTATACTAAAGCTGAAGATGATGCACGGTTTGTACAGAAAGCTAACATTGTTGGTGTGGTTAGCCAGTCTGGTGGCATCCCCACAGGAGCCATTTTACAATCGAGCTGGGGTGCTGGCGGTGGTTATATCAAGTATGCCGACGGAACAATGATTCAGGTGATTAAACGGGTGGTTACTCGTGATATCAACCAAGCCTATGGCAGTATGTTTATCACCCCTGCTGCTGAAGCCGCACAAAACTGGCCTATTCCGTTTGTTTCCTTGGTTTTTGAGACGGCTTCAGTCATTGGTGAATCCCTCTCCTGCTGGTGGGCCGGTGTCGGTTACGGGACTGTAACGCAAACCCAAGCAGGGTTCTTGTACAGTGCTATCACTCGTGCCAGCTCATCTTATACCATCGTCTACCGAGCAGAAGGCCGCTGGTTCTAACTAATTACTGCCCCGCAAGGGGCAAACCAAGGAGTAACACATGTCTAAAGCGCGATTGAAGTCAAAGAATATCTTGGGGATTGCTGAAGGTGGTACCGGTGCAACTTCCACGGGAGCTGGTGCGGTTGGAGCAGTAGCACAAGCAGCGGGTATTCCGACCGGGGCGATCATCGAGTCAGGTTCTAATGCCAACGGCAATTACATCAAATATGCTGATGGCACCATGATATGCACACGAGTAGTTTCGGGGACGTATAACGTCAACAACGCTTTTGGTTCGATGTGGTACGCGAACATTGCCTCGCAAGCTTTCGCCGCCACTTTTATAGCCGCACCTATTTGCACCATTGCCTCCGTATACGGCGTAGGGGCAGTTATGTGGGGCGCAGGTGTCCTGGCAACCACCACAGGTTCGGGCGGGCTGACAATTGTCAGTGCATCTTCATTTGCATCTGCGGCTTTAACTATTTCTCTGGTCGCTATTGGCCGTTGGTTCTAAGGAATAACACACATGAGCATTAAGCTGGCACACACCGCACTGAACATCGCCATCGAGATCCTCGGCGACAAATACGGCAGCAACGAATCCAAATTGGAAGTGTTGGCCATCGGGGGGCAGGAAACTAAATTCACTGCCCGACGTCAAATCATCAAGAAGGATGGCAAGTTGGTCCCTTTGGGTCCGGCTACCAGTTTCTGGCAGTTTGAGCAGGGCGGTGGTGTCAAAGGTGTGCTTACGCACGCCAGCTCCGCTACCCTGGCCAAACGTCTCTGTGCGGTACGGGATGTGGCACCAACGTCGGCTGCTGTCTGGTCTGCGATGGAACACGATGATGTTCTTGGCGCTGGTTTCGCTCGACTGCTCCTACTGACCGATATGGGCAAATTGCCTAAGATCGGTGATGCTGAAGCAGGTTGGGCGACCTACATCAAGAACTGGCGCCCGGGTAAACCGCACAAAGACACATGGGCTACCGCATACGCGAATGCCCGTACAGAATTGGGGGTCTAAATGATCAAAGCCTTCCTCGGCGCGCACTGGATTGCTATAGTGCTCGTCGTCGGGGCTTTGGGCGTAGGTTTCGCTCAAGGCGTCGACTATAACGACAAGGGCTGGCTAGCCCGTTGGGAATCACGCAATGCGGATGAAGCGACGGCCAAGGCAGCATTCGAAACTAAGCAACGTGAAACAGAACGGGGATTACGCGATGACCTCGCAAATCAACTGGAAATCAACGATAAACAACGGGCTGAAAGCCAGCGCGTTAAATCTGACGCTGATGCTGCTCTTAACGGCTTGCACGGGGAAATCTCTTCCCTCCAGCTACGTTTACAGCGAACCAGTAATGCTTCCGGCAATTCCAGCACAGTTTCGTCAGTTACCCGCGCCGCAATGGTGCTCACCGACTTGCTTGCAAGCTGTAGCACAGAGCGACAAGATCTCGCGGGATCGTTTGACGAATCTCGCAACCGAGCCTTAAAAGTCGAGCAGATGTACGATAAAGCACGGGGCCAATAGGCCCCGCTTCTTTTTCAACCGATAATTGACTTGGCATCAATTTCGTTCTCTTCGCAGTATTCCCGTACGCAATCATCTGCATCCTGGCCGTTGGCTTCCAGATTGTGGGCCAGCGCGTCATAGGCGGTCATGGTGTCGCCGCGCCCGCAAGAAACTACCTTCACCCCTTCAATGATGTCCGAATCCTCGGCCAATGACTTGGTGAACGGGCCGGCAAACATGCCGGTGAAGTTTTCTTCGTTGGTGATCTCGAAGACCACGGTGAAGTATCTTTTTACTGGTTTGTCGTTACTCATGCGAATGCCTTTATGAGCATCATGGCAATCCCGCACGCAATAGCGAGCTGAGTGCCAAAGTTGAGGTTGTAAAGCGCACGCACAGCGCGCTCTGGTTGATAACGGTCCCATTCCTGCACCGTCATGACGTAATACTTGTCCGACGGCTTGGCCAGCCGGTAGGTGCCTGCATGCAGGCTGGTACCTAACCCTTCAGCCCCAGGCATCAGACTTTGTCCTTGAACAAAACCAGACGGATGCGGATTGTTGACTATCAGCATATCGCCGATGTCCTGTGACTGTTTACCCCCGCCAATGTGCGGCGGGTAGTGGGAGATCGCCGTAGCGATGACGATGTCACCATGCAGCAGCCCCATTGGGTTGCTATTTCGGTCTCTTGCCATACGGCACCCGTAAAAAAGCCCCGCAGTGCGAGGCTTGGTGGTTATTGTTGAGCCGGGGGCGGTGTCTCCACTCCCCAGCGTTTTCCTAGCACCCCCTCGACAATCGAGAAGAGTTTGCCCCCGTAGTGCGCAGCGACCGACGTTGCAATCGGTTGGGTGAACCAGCCCGGCACGCTGTCGGCAATGACTGGGTACATGTCCCAAACAAGCCAGCCGGCCAATACTGCGCCGGTCAGTTGAGCAGAGAGCCACAACAGCGAGAATTTCTGGCCCTTGGCCAAGGCAGAAGCCACGGACAAGAAACCAGAGAGCAAGCTGAGGACTACGGCGAAAATCGTACCGGATACGGTAGGATCGTGTTTCCATGGCATAGCGAATCTCCGGTCAGAGGCCCAATCTGGCCAGCGCACATAATAGTGGCAAATTGACCGGAGAGATACACTCAGCCCAACAGAACCTGTCGAATCGTAGCTATTCGTGCAAACAATCCTGTGTACAACGGATGTTGTCCGAGGAAGCGTTCACTTACCTGAATCGTCCACATTGGCCCGTAGATTTTGGTCAACAGTTCGTTGTTCAGTGCGTAAAGACCATTTACGTCAGAAATAGGCGTGAACTCCTGCGTTCGTGCGGTTAACACGAGTTTCTGCTCATCGTCGATGTTTTCCGCTGCCTCAATGTCCAGCATCACGATGCCGGCCAGTGTTTTGGGGTCAATCTTGCGGTGCAGGGTGCCAAACGGGTCGAGACAGCCAACAATGTAGCGATCTGTCGCGGCGAGGAAGAATTCCCGTGTAGACAGCTTGCCCATGTTGCTCCAGTAGCAGCTATTGGTCTGCCCACCGCCTTGCACAACAATGCGCCCAACACCGGGCGATTCATCGACCAACGACACAATGATGACTTCCGCGGTGGCTTCGTCTTCAATGCGCAGGTCTTCAATCTTGCGGATACTTACCTTCATGGTTTACAGCTCCAACAGGGCGTCGGCCACCGCCTGGATAATGGTGATGCTCTCTTCGGGCATCTGGCCGGTAGCAATGCTAACAGCCTGGTGACGGGAAGAGAGCGGGAAGTATTCGGGATGCTGCTCTTTGATGCGCAGCGCGACTTCTTCTGGCTCGCTCATTTCACTTCCTCGAACGAGTGCGTGACCTCGGTGCCGACGATACGGTCGTAGATGACGGAGCCGCTTTGGAGCGCTTGGACGGCTTCGATGCTTTGCTCTTGGCGGGCGTCAATACCGAGGTTGGTATTGTAGGTGCCGAAGATTTCAGCTTTCGCGGTGGCGAATTCCGTGGTGTTTTCGGGATCGATGTCGATGATGGTGCTGATGGTGGTGGTGAGTCGGACTTGCATGGAACCTCCTGATACAGCGTGGCATGAAGCGCTTTACGCTTCTTGAGGGGGATCTTCAGCGTTTCCTTACGGAACGCTACCCATTCTTCGAGGGAAACCTGTTCCCAGTTTCCGGGTACCGGCAACGAGTCCATGTCCCAGCTCCGCACGCAGCGGCTGGTACGATGAACGAAGAAATACCGGCCGTTGACCGGTGCGTTACCGAACTTGCCGGGTGCATGCAGAGACTTGGCCATTTTTACTCCTTGAAGTGCGGCAGACTACGTACGTCGATACCGGCTTCAGCTAATAGCTCAATGCCGGTCATATCGTCGTGGAAACGGTGGAAGAACACCCGGGCAATGCCGGATGGGATAATGGTGCGGGCGCAGACGTCGCAGGGCGCGACAGTGGTGAACATCCAGGCACCTTGTAGCGAAGTTCCGCTACGTAGTGCCCAACCCATGGCGTTGTTTTCGGCGTGAAGCACCGAACGATCGGTCTTCATGCGAGGCACGCCGTCTTCCTCGACTGGGGTGTTTTCGCAGCGGTTGGTGTGGTGGCCTGCGGGCTGTCCATTCCAGCCGGTGACCATTGCCCCCGAAGGGGACACGATCACGCAGCCGACCTGTTCCCGTTTAGCCTCAGACTGAGCCTCGGCGGCATAGGCCTGAGCCATGAACAGGTTCAGGTATTTGTCACGCAGTGGGCTCATACGATGTCCTCGAACGTCGTGGTGACGTGGGACACGCCACTGATGAGGCCACGTTCAACCTGATCTTCAATCAGATCATTCACGATGGTTTCGTATTCGTGACCTTCCAGCTCTTTACCGGAGCCTTCAGGTACGTTCAGGATTACTTGGATCACTACTTGCATTGGTTTGCTCCTTTTCATAGCAGGGGACGCACTTGGCGCCGCGCATAGGGCCACCCATGCCACGGATGTAGAATCCGCAGCTCACACATGAGATGACGCACGCAGTGGCGATCATCCCGGGCTTAATTGGGTGAATTGGTGTTCCGTCGCTTTTGTAGCCGAGAACGGCACTCATACGAACGGTCTGACGTAAACGAAGTAGAACCAGGTGCTAGCGAGAATCATGCAGCCTCCTTTTCACGAATTTTGTCCATATGCGCTTTGCACACGGCCTTGATGGTAGGGATGTCGGCGTTAACCGGCAATGTCACTGGGGTAGCCCAGTTCGGGTAGAACAGATCGAGTGCAGCACCGATCTTGACCGTATCGTGGTGCAATTCAGGCAGTTCCTGCCAAGACATCTCTTCGATCAGCACACGGTTCGCAAACTCCACCACAACCGGATCATTTTTGATCAGGATGTAAATGGCGTCGTGAATCAATGCAACTGGTTTGATGTCGTAGCGGAACGGGCTTGCATGGACACGTTTCATGAACGCTGCAGCCGCACGGTTGTTCAACAGACCATAAGACTGGCCCATTGCGTTGCCTGCGGTACGACCTTCGGCTGCCACCTCTTTCGGGGTGCAATCCAGGCCCAGATAGGACCGGCCGAGCATTGGCGTGCGTAAACGCAAACCAAAGGCCACAGTGACGTAGCCGTCGCGAGTAGCTTGGTGCAAGCGATCCATAATGTACTCGGTGGAGGCCTTGTACAGTTCGTGGAAGTTCGCTTCGATGCGCTTCGCCTTCTCTTCTGGCCAACCGAGGTTTTTCATCAGCGTAGCGAAGGTTCCCTGATAAGTCAGGGCGAATGTTGGAGCTTTCGAATCTTGACGCAGTTCCGGGTACTTCTTGGCGATGCTGTTGATCGAATCAACCGAAGTCGGATCGATGTCAGGCATTTGGTCGCCAAAGTACGCATAAGCCCGCAAGCAGTGACCGTCGTAGCCGTCGATGTACACCTTCAGCTTGTTCGGGTCGCGGGTAGTCAAGGCAGAGATGTAATCTTCCAAACTGTTGAAGTCGGCCCCGGCAAAGATCCATCCGGGTGGCCCCATGAACAGTTCCTTGATCAGCTTGCCGTAAGCAGAGCCAGCGGGCAGGTTCTGCATGTTTGGGTCGCTGGAAGACAGCCGGCCCGAAACGGTACCGCCGATGTTGAATACGCCATGCAAATAACGCATGCCGTCGGCTTTGAGGATTCCATTCTCGAATGCAGGCATAAACGCCTGAAGGATCTTGGTCACCGCTGAATAGTCGATCAGAGCCTGTAACAAGGCCAGATATGGCTTCGCCCGTTCGTGATCGAGCAACTGCTTGATGATCTTGCCACCAGTAGCCGGCTGCTTGGTCTTGGTCTTCGCGAGGATGGGTAAATCCATCAATTCGTACAGCAGACGCTGTAATTGCAACGGCGACCCTGGGTTGAACACGGTATCCGCGAATTTCTCCAGTGGGTGCTGTTTGACCTTCAACTTAGCGTTTGCCGCCTCCATCGCCGAGACTTGCAGCAGATAGTTCAGCTTTGTCACCATCGGATCATTTTGGATGGTCAGCAAGTATTGCTCTTGCAGCTTCTCCAGTTTTTCCTTGGTTTCGGTGACCTTTTTAGGGTCCATCGGCAGACCCACCAACTCGACGTTGATGATCAGCCGCATCGAGTCCTTCATCAGCCCGTTGTACAACTCAAGCTGTTGATCGGCTACCACCGTCGGCATGTGCTTGTCGTAGGCATAGTTCGTCGCCATGCAGTCCACTCCGTTGTATCGGAGCAGGTTTGGCAGGTCGATTTTACGGATGTCCTTGATATCGTCCTGTGCATAGTTTCCGGTGAACTCCTGCGACTGATACTTCAGGCCCAAGGTGTTACCGGAGCAAGAATTGACCGCCAGATAGCTCAGCACCTTGGTGCAGTCCAGATTGCGGGTCATGATGTCCAAACCTTCCAGACAGCTCTTGTAATCGAGCGGATCACGCATCCAGAGGTTGTAGATCAGGTGCTTTACGTCATAGGTGGCACTGTGGAAGCGTTTGCCCCCCATGTACTGCCGGAGGAAGTCCTTGAGGATCTCACGAACCTCTTTGTTGTCCTTCCGGTAATGGAAGTTGCCTTCGTCGTCCTTCTCACCCAGATTGTGCAAGTCGACCGGGAAAGCCACGAAGTCATGCTTGGTCCAGGCCAGTGCGAAGGTCGCAATGCCGGAATCATCCAGACGAAGGCTGTAGCCCTCAATGTCCATCGCCAAGTGTGGGAACTTGTGCAGTTCCATCAGCGCGTTGCGGATTTCGTTGGCCGTCTTCGGGTAGAACTCCGAATGGATGATCTGATCCCCGGGCGGCACGTAGTTGCCCTTGTACACACTGCACAGTGCGTCCAGACCTTGGTCGAGGTGCGCCTTCTTGTCCGGTGCGTAAACCAGCACCTGATAATTGACGCCAAGCACGACTTGCATGTGCTCGAAGCCTGGTACCGCACAGGGCAGGGAATAACCGAGGTGAACCTCTGCCTTCTTCTGCCCGGTGAGGTATTTGAAATAGGTGCCGTCGGTGCAATAGATGTATTTCACATGTGCACGCTCCAGCACCTTCAGCAAGTTCGCCGAATACGACTTTACCTGTGCCGCTGACACCTTTTTTGCACTTTCGTACGATAGGGTGAAGGCGATGCAGTCTTCCTGCGGAATCCCTCGATCTTTCAGCGGTTGGATGTAGTTTTTGTGGATCAATGCCTGATCAAACGTGTATTGCTTCATCAGGACGGCCACCGGGTAGTGACCGCTTGTGTTCTTCTGAAAGAAGAGATGATGGCGCACTAGCTATCTCCTTGGATTAGGTTTGTCATTAAACGCACCTTGAGAGCGTCTAACGACTTTTCTCCGATGCCCATTTCGTGCGCGGCGTCGTCCATGTCAACATCGGTCAGTTGCAGACCCTCAGTCGCCAGAACTTGCTGGAACGGTGCACGTAGTGCCGTCGGCAAACGCTGAAAGAGAACTTCAGCATCGTCCGACGAATTCAACCACTTCTGGATGTAGCCGGCCACCAGCGGACGTTCCTCACGCTCAATGAAGAGCTGTTCGAATAGAATCTTGTCCATTGCTGGTTTTAGGCTGTCAAACAGCTTGGGGATGTTCTGCGGCGGCCTCACATAGCGCGACTGCGTGTGGAACTTGCTGCGGTACATGAATCCGAAATATTGGATGCCGACCAAAGCGTCGTTCTCCGCAATTATCTCGGCAAGCTGTCGCTTGTGACGTTCATCGACTGGCGCATAGACAAATGCCAGCAATGCGTCACGAACTTTCAGTTTGAACTGTGCTTTGGCGCGGCGATCCATTATTTCCTCCGTAAATCTCCGGTCATGATGATTCGGCTCCGGCCCCGGCTCAGTGCCACATACAAGATGCGGGCAAGCTGCTCCAGTGTCCGGCATTTGGAACAAATGTCGTTCAGGTCGATCATGACGATGTCATAGGTCGAACCCTGGGACTTGTTGACGGTCTGGGCGAACGATGGGCGCAGATCGATCCAAGTGTCGAGGATGATCTTCATCGCGCTGTAATCGTCCTCACGGACGGCCTGAGCGTGTGCCTTATCCTTCTGCCCGCGATGCTTGGGCATGAAATAGTAGCTGCCCTTGCCTCGCAAGAGGATCTGGTAGCCTTCCACGCCATATTCTTTGGTCAGCTCGACTTCTTCGAGGGTGACCTCTTCGTTGGCGCTGCACTTGCTGCCGTTGTTCTGTACCGCCTCGTTGACCAGCATACGCTGACCCGGTTGCGGTACGGTGGTACCCAGCACCTTCTTTGACAAGAAGTTGTTGTACTGGGTGACACAGTTGTTGGTGTAAGCCAGGATCTTCACCTGCTTGTTCGGCTCTTTGGTAAACAGCCGGTAAGCTTCAGCGTTGAAGTCTTCTTGACTCAGACGGTCGATAACACCCGGGGTGAGTGGGAACTTCGACCAATTGCCTTCCATTACCGCAGCGCGCAGGTTACCCATAAGCGTTTGCAGAATGCCCCCTTCAAAGCGGACCAGATCGGTCAGTTCGATCTCGCAGGCGTTCATTTCGAACGCAGGCATGAAATCGTCTTCGATGGGGGTGAGCTGTGCAGGATCGCCGATGAACACCAGCTTGCAGCGCTTGGTTTGCTTGAGGATCTTCGCCAACAATTTCTTGTCGACAAAGCTGGCCTCGTCGATGAACACCAACGAGTTTTCCAGCCCATCGCCGTACTCGGTGAGGTATTTCTCCTTGGTTTTGTAGTCGGTAACCAAACGCAGTTCGCAAGCGCTGTGAATGGTCTTGACCTCCTGCTTGTAACCGACGGCCAGGGCAAACGCCTCGGCCGCTTGGTTGGTGGTTGCCGTCAGGACAATCTGGGGCGGAACGTACTCCGGGGCACATAGTTTGGCCATGGCATCCATTTCTGGAAGATCGGCCAGTAGCCGGCGAACAAGAGTCGTTTTGCCGGTACCGCTGTAGCCCTTGAGCACCATCACCGTCTGGTTGGGGTCAAGGTAGAAGGAGAGGAACGTGTCGTAGCCCCGCTCCTGACTGGGAGTGAGATCAAAAGGGATCGTCATCAACGTCGAACCTGATTGTGGTACCGAAGTCGCAGTGGAACATGTCCTTGGAATATCCGTGGATCATCCACATGACCGGGCACCCGGGGTTGAAGGAAGGATGTGAGTATTCACCATCCGTGAAGACGCAGAGCGCTGTCGGTTTATTGAGCTTCGCCCATGCCATCAGCGGTTCGATGTCGGTACCGCCACGTCCACGCAATTCCAGTGCTGCTAGCTCGCGAAGGGTCTTGAGCCGGTGGACGGACTTGATCTCGCAGGTGAACTGCACCAGGGTTATCTTTTCTGGTTTGAGGTTACGGATTACACCCATCAGCTCACTGACGTAGCGCTGAATGTCCTTATCGCTGACCGAACTCGACATGTCGAAGGCGAACGCGATATGACCCAGCTTCTTGCCTTGTAACCCGGGCATCAGCATCGGGTGGAACCGACGGTTGAGTTTTTGCCAACTGTAGTTGGATTTGTCGATGGCGTTGAAGAACTTGCGCAAATGCGCTGCCATCGGCAATTTCGGCTTCAGCAGGCTGTCGAGGAAGACTTGCACGTCGGCCGGGATCGAACCCGCCGCACTGCCGCCTTTCATCTTGGCCGCGACCGCTGCCGAGGTGATGTTGGCCTTGACCGCTTGCTTGACCTCCGAGTCGGACAGACCCGGTTCGGATTCCCCAGGCTTGCGTAGATCGTCCATCGGAAGGCCACCGCTACTGTCTTCGCTTGAGTCTTCCTGCAACAGCCGGTAGACCTCCAGCGTGTTCATGCCGCGATATTTCACGTCATGGCACCAGTTGGGCAACGGCTCGAAGCCGGCCAGCACAAGGAAGTCGTTGATCACGTAGTCAGCGGCGCGGTTGAAGCGCATATGGTTCTCAGCCGAGATGTTGTGTGCCTTGGCCAGTTCCATGTGATCGAGTGCCGCGTGCATGGCCTCGTGGGCAATCAGGGTCGGCCGTTGCTTGCGCGTCAGGCCGAGGAAGAACCCGGTGTTGTAGAAGATCGCCAGCCCGTCGGTAGCTGCCGTCATATTCTGCGGCGTGTCATCGACGATCTGTTTCATCATCAGAGCCAGGGTAGTCACGAACGTAGCCGCAGGCATTTGCATCAGGTCCAGACGCGCCTTGGTGACAGCCTTCCAGAAATCAGTATGTTGTTCCATTGGTTTGCCTCCAAGGCAGGTATGGTTATTGAGAGAGCAGAATGCGCAGTTTGTGCATCTGCCCGTGTGCTTCGCGATCCTCCCACGACTCTTGGCCGCAGCAGACATGGCAGATGCGAAATCGCATCACATCGTCCACTACGGAATCACCGGGAAGGAATCGGCTGTATACAGCAGCCAGTTGTGGGTCAGGCACCAAATTGGAGTACATATAGGTACCGTCGTGGCCATAACGCACTTGACCGGCCTGATTAGCCTGCATTGAGTCTTTGACCGGGTATGTCGCAAAGTTGAACGAAATACCCGCCGCTTTCAGCTCAGGACAGACCTTTCCTGCATGGCCGGATACCAGAAGCACTTGCATGTCGCCACATAGCCAGATTCTGGGCATTTTGCGAATGTTGAGTGCTTCCAGTACGGCAACGCAGT